CGACAGATGAATAAATTTCAACGTCAACAAGCAGCTGAGACCGCTATCTTCAATCAGAAGATAGCTGAAGAACAAGAGCTAACAAGAGTAAGAGGTATCAAGAGTAAGAGACAGTTTGCTAAGACTCTTTTTGGACTACAAGCTAAAACAACACAAGCATCTAAAGACGCTTCAGCAGCGGGTGGAGTGACTGACCCAAAGGATTTCTCTGCACCTAAGTTCTATGGTTCTAAACGTACTACTAAAAAAGCACCCAGATTTAAGCGTTCAACAAGTAGCGGACGTTCTAGTTCTGTAAGACCACGATAAGGAGGTTAACATGGGAAAATATTCCGCCCCAGCAGCACCGAAACTACCTTCGGCAGCGGAACAAGCTAAAGTTTTAGCCACCTTAATGGGAGAACAACGGTCTGCTCAAGAAGCTATGTATCAGCAAAGGCAAGAAGAGGTACGAGCACAGGAAGAAGAACGTATTAAGAATGAGAAATTAGAGAGACAAAGAATGTCTAGGTTCGAATCAGAACAAGAAGCAGCCATAGCAGAGGCTGAAAGACAAGCTCAATTAGCAGCAGAAGAAACAGTAGTGGAAGATGAGGGTGATGAAGAGCAAATGGTATACGGATTCCACGGTCTCTATGGAGACTGGGAGGAAGACGAAGAAGAAGATTCAGGAGAAGAACCTTTACCCGAATAATAGGAGAATACTATGACTGAGGAAACTATCGCTGAACGATGGAAGTTCTTAAATGAACAGCGATTGATGAAACTTGAGAGGGCTAGAAAGTGTGCTACACTTACTATACCATCTCTACTTCCACCTGAAGGGTGGAACGAAGAGGTTCAGTTATCTCAACCATATAGTTCTATTCCTGCTAGAGGAGTAACTAATATGTCTAGTAGAATTCTATCTGCTATGCTACCCTTAAACGACGCTCCATTCTTTAGGTTCGAATTACAATCAGGAATGGAACCTAATCAAGAAATATATAACTTCTTAGAATCTTTATCTTACCAAGTACATAATAAACTATCTAGTAAAAACTTAAGAGAGACAATCTATACTGCACTACAACACTTGATTGTTGTTGGAGATGCTTTAGTTATTGTAGAAGATACTTTAAACTTTAGAGTTCTTAGGTTAGACCAATATGTAGTGAGAAGGGATGTAGAGGGAGAGGTACAGGAGATTATATATCTAGAATATATAACTGATGATAACACAACAGCTATATTTACATCTGGTCAATATGGTCATACTTCCGATAGCCGAAAAGGATACGAAGTTCAATATGTTCGTCTTACTAGAAAAGAAGAGAACGAAGGTTGGGATTTTGTAGCAGAAGATTCGGAAGGCGTGGTAAAAAACCAAGGGGAATACGAGGTATCTCCTTATATAGCACTAAGATGGGCATCTATTACAGGAGAAAACTATGGTCGGTCTCATTGCGAGGATATCATAGGCGATATACAAACCTTAGAATCTTTTACCGAAGCATTAATAGAAGGAATATCGGCATCGTCTTCGTTCTGGATTGGTATAGACCCTGCGGGTATCACTGAATTAGATGATATAGCAGGAGCAGAGAACGGGGATTTTGTATCAGCAAGAAACCAAGATGTCTTTACAATAAGCCCATCAGGAACCATGTCACCACAAATACAGGCGACACAGACTGGTGTGGAACAAATGAGACGAGAGATTGGTAATTCTTTTCTTTTATCGGGCTCAGCTATACCAAGCGGAGACCGTGTAACGGCTACTGCTGTAAGAATGATTGGCTCTGAACTAGAAACAATACTCGGTGGGGCATTCTCCGCAATTTCTCGTAACTTAATGGAGCCTATTGTCAACCGTGTGGTATTCTTAATGTTACAGAACAGTGAGATAGACCCCAGATTATCGGAACAATTCTCTAAGGATGGTATACTTACTATAGAAATAGTCACAGGACTACAAGCTCTTAGTCGAGACTCTGATTTACAAAAACTTATGCAAATGGGTGAGATGGTTAGAAATCTTCCTGAGCCAGCGTTAGCATTGTTTAGATGGGAAGAATATGCTAGGGCTCTAGTTACTTCGGTAGGATTTGACTCCAATAATTGGGTTAAATCTGAGGAAGAAGCACAGAAACAACAAATGGAACTAGCCCAAGCACAACAACAGATTCAAACTCAGGGTCAGATGACTCAAGGTATGGGTCAAATGGTTACAGAGACTATGGGTCAGGCTGCCCAACAAGACATGGCTCAAACAGGCGGTGAAGGCATCGCTGAAATGGTGGAAAGTAATCCTGCAATGGCACAAAAAATGGAACAATTATTAGGAGGAGCTAGTTAATGGCAAGTGTAACAATAGCAATGTCAAATCAAAGTTCTAAGGCAACTAATCCTTCTATGCCTACAGGATATGAATTTTTTTCTAATGAAGATGCCTTAGGTTTAGAGGGCACAGATTATTTAGCAACATCAGAGATACAAGACAACCTAGAGAATACTAAATTTATTAGTCAGATTCAAGTAGGACTTACTTGTGCGGATGTAGCATCAAGTTTTGTACTACAAGCATCACACGATGGTACAACTTGGATAGATGTTATAACGATATCTTCGGATATTCAACCAAATATCGCAGGTACTACTGCATGGGTAGTAGATACCACAAATTATTATGCCCCCAAGTGGAGGCTAGTCGCAAACAAAAACGAGCAAGATGTTGGAACAGGTGGTGCCTTAAATATTGGGTATACCGTAGGCACAACGTAAGGAGAACCAGATGGCTGTACATACACCAGAAGTAGTGTGGGATAGTGGTACTACAACTACAAATGACTATACTACTTATAAAACAGCAACCTTACCCGCAATATCTACAATTAGTGGAGGAGCATCTACCGATTCTCTAGCAAGTAAGGCTATTACTACCACTGATTTTAATGGTAAAAAGATAATGGTCGGTATAGAGGTAGTGGCTGGCTTTGATGATGTAGTATCAGACGTTACTGTACAACTATCTGCTGATGGTACTACATGGACAGATGATTTTGCTACAGTTACTGCGGATTCAACCCCCAATGATACTGGAGCTAAACTCGGGTTTGTAGATTTTACTAGCACGGAGGTTCCTTTCTTTAGGATTGTAGCAAATGCTAATGGGGCTGCGTGGAATAAAGCAGGTACCCTTAAATTTATGTATGTTTTACCCCCAAGTACTTGAGGTGACCTATGAGTATTGATGAACCTTTACTAACATTAGATATCATAGGGGCTGATGGCGACGTAGAAATAGGGAACTGTGTATTAAGACAAAATAAAACAAATATAGTTGGAAGAGGTTCTATAGATTATATCTTAGGATTACGAAATGAGATTCTTTCTAACCGTGGTTACAAGGTTCCTGAAAACTGGGACTTGAAATGGAATTATCAGCAAGGACCCATCTGGTCACCAGATGAAATTGGTAGCCTCCTAGAAACATGGTGTCTTCCTGAATATTTTAGACCAGAAACAGATGAAGACCCCGAGAAATGTATTGAAGCTACCAATCGTGTAGATGGTACTGTGGGATTTGAACAGCAGAATATAGCTAATATGCCACTAATGACTCAGGATGCTGCCAGTGGTAGGAACTATAAAAGATTAGAATTTGATGGTGCAAACACGAGTATGCGGGGTGGCACAACCGCAATGTGGAGTGTTGGCACTCAAGACTTTATATTAGCTGTATTTGTTATCCCATCCGATAGCAACGACACCGTTGAACCAATAGCAACGAAGAAATCTGACAGCCAATTTTCACTTTATACAGATTTTTCTGGTTCTAATGAAGATGTAGTATTTTATATGAATGATGTAGACTTAACGTATGCGTTGCCAGAGTGGACTGCGGATAGCAAAATGGTTATTGTATGTGGTAGGGAAGATGGCAAACCCTTTTTAAGGGTTGATGGTAAACTGTCACTAACGAGCGTATCCGAAGATACTACGAACCTAGATAGCATTTATAAACCTTGGTTGGGAGATAAAATGCTCAACACAGCAGAATTTAAAGGTAAGATATATGAGGTTATATTCGTTGCGAATGACGGTGTCGTTGCTGATGCTGTGTCACCAGACCTATGTGAAAAATTAGAAGGCTATTTAGCTTGGAAGTATCGGACGGAAGACCAATTATCAAGTAATACAGTAGATGCCCATCCATATAAAAATAGCCCACCTAGGGTACGAGGATTTAAGGATGGAGAATGGAATGAATGAAATAATTATTAAAACTTTAACTAATAAGAAAGGAGAAATGTATCATGGCAAAAAAGAAAAAAACAAAGAAAAAAGGTAAAGCTAAAACTGCCAAGGCAAGTGGAAGTAGAATTAAAGCAAGGAAAGGTGCAGCCGATAGCAATAAATCTAAGAAAACTGGATGGTCGGCTGGCAAAGGGAAATGAGATTACTAACAAGCATACTACTCGGGATATTCCTTACAGGGTGCTCTTGTTTTCTGCCTTCTATACAACAGACTAAGACACAGGAGATTATTTCTGATTTTGGTGGTGTTGAAAATATAGAGAAGGTAGTTGCATTAGAAAATTTAACAATTCTTAGTGGAATTGGTGGCTTATGTCTACTGTCGGGAATTGTATTACTTACAATCTCTAGAGGAACTATGGGATGGAGACCAATTATTGGTGGAATAGTTTTAATAGTTTTAAATTTTATGATTAGTGTTTATGCATCTTGGATTTTCCTACCTATTATAGGAGCAACAGGGGCTATTAGTCTCGTATGGGGCTACAGTAATATTCGGGATATGTTAAGATTAAAAAAGGAGAAAGCTAATGGATAGTTTTTTAGGTACAGTTTGGTTTATGGGCATCATGTTTGTAGCAGGTGCTTTAATTGGTGCCCCACTTTGGGCTTGGGTTCGGAAAATGTTTCCGTGGAATAAGTAAAGAAATAAAGGATAGCTTTTATGATAACAAGTATAACAGGGGCTATCCCCATTTTAGAAATAATTATAGGGTCTGGTATTGTTGGCATGCTTTGGCAAATGAATCGACAAATCGGCTCCCTTACAAATGCAATAGAGAGTTTTCACGAGGTTATAAAAGACCACGAAAACCGACTACGAGAATTAGAAGGAAAATAATAAATGGCAGAAAGTAATCAGACTCCTTCAGAACAGGCGGAACAATCTCTTCCTTATCAAGAAGTGATTCCAAATGAGATAACTCAGACTGTTCATGATACGGAACAATCTATTACAGCAAGTGCAGATGAAATGAATGCTGCTAGGGAACGTGCTGCTTTTGAAACTTATGTGCAAGAAAATGGAGAGGGAATACCAGAGAACTTTGCAGACGCAGGGTCTTGGTTTGATTCTCTAAAGACGGCACAGAAAAATTACACACAAGGACAACAGGAAATCTCTGACCTGAAACGACAATATGCCGATACAGGTCCAGTGAACCAGAATGCAACAACCCCTGAGACTCCCTCAGAAGCTCCTACAGAAGCTTTAACTAAACCTGGGGATAAAGAGCTACGAATCCCTGCTAAGGCAGAGGAGGTAACTGAGGAGGCTACAGAGGTTTCTGAGGATATGCTTGGTGTTGGTCAATCAGACTGGGACAACTGGTCGTATGAGGTTGCTGCTACTGGTACGTTATCTGAAGATACCCGTATGAAAATAACGCATAAGACAGGTCTTAATGAAGCGATGATTGATGATTTCTTGACTGGTCAAAAGGCTAAGATGAGAGAATCGTATGCACAAGCAGGTACTATTGTAGGTGGGATTGACCGCTTACAAACTATGTTACAATGGGCTTCTGAAACATTATCAGAAGATGTACAGTATAGTATTAATGCAGGTATGTCTACCCCGAATATGAGGGATATTACCCTAAGGGGTTTAGCCGCTAAATTTGATGCGGCTGAGGCAGCGAAACCTGTTACTAACGAACCTGCTCCAACGCAGAATCGTGTGAATCAGACTGCTACACAACAAACATATACTACCTATACTACCAGACGAGAATTCTTGGCTGATAGGAACAACCCTAGATTTAAGATGGAACCTAAATTTAGGGAGGCGGTAGAAGAAAGAATGATGAGAACAAATTGGAATACACTTCCTGAATAATGTACGCTTCAGGAATATAGAGAACATAGATACCTTGAATTAATCCCCCTATATGGCAATGGATGGTTTATAATTTTTTGACTCACTACATTAAAGACTCTCGCTGCAGGGAACAATCTGAATGTAATACACTTTAGTACAAAATTTATACTTAAACGTAAGGAGTACTATTATGGCTGATAATCTCAGTGATACTGGTATGGCGTATCGTTCTACTAGGGCTGCAGCAACCTCAGGGGCTAACCCCCCAGGCAAACTGTGGCAACCAGTATGGAGCGGTGAAGTAATTCATGCTTATGATGAATACAATATTTTTGAACCCCTCGTGACCTCTAAGACTATTCCTAGTGGTCGTGTAATGGAGTTCCCAATCACGGGAACAATTGGACTAGAAGCATCATGGGATGCAGGTGAAGAGTTGATGAATGGTAACAACTCAAAAGCCACCACATTCCAAGTAACATTGGACAAGCGTCCAATGGCTGCTCACTTTGACCTTGACAACATCGACCTCATGGTTACTCAATGGGAGTACCGTGCGGAACTTGCTCGTCAAGCAGGACAAACATTAGCTAATGCACGAGATAAGCAAATTGCTGCTTACTTGATACGAGCTGGTGCTGAAGGTCAACGAAGTGATGCTGATGCCTCTGGTGATGCTGACCCCCGACCAAGCATGAGCTTGGACAATGCAATGTATGGTGATACAGACTTTGCAAACCTAGGTAATACTAGCTCTTCTTCGTCACAACGTATCGAAGCTGCACTTAAAGTTCTTCAAGCAATTGAAGACTTTGCTGTTCACCTTCAGGAGAATAACATCCCAACAGGGGGTGTATATTGTGCGATTACTCCGCAAGCATTCATGGACATTCGTTCATTGGGTGTGGCACGGGCTTCCGATATTTCCAAAGTTTATGGAACGGCACCGATGTTCGGTGGTGTTGCAGAAGCTGGTGGTCTTGGTGCACAGTTTACGCAAGGTCTTGGGGCTCTTCAAGATTCTCTTGAATACATGGGTACCACGATTATCAAAACTAATCATATCCCCCGAACCGATGCACCAACGCTCGGTGAAGCACGATATAATCTAGATTTTGATGCTGCTGGTATTCAGGGTCTTATTTGGCAAGACAAAAGCGTTGCAGCTTTGCGCCTACAAGGACTCAAAGTTGATACTGTAGATGATATTCGTCGAAACACGACATTTACAGTCGCTAGTATGATGGGTGGCACGGGCGTTCTTCGTCCAGAATGTGCTGCTGTCATTTGTGATGTTGCTCATGCAAACCGAGCAGCACTTGATACTGCCCTTGGTGATAACATGGTAGCCGAATATGGTGGAACTAACGTCTAACATTTAGTTATTCGTAACTTCGGACTGGTTCCCCTTCGGGGGGACTGGTCTTTTTATTTAAGGAGATATCATGGGATATATAACAAGATTAGATGCTATTAATGAAATGCTTTTAGCAGCAGGTGAATCACTAGTCTCTGACCTAGACGAATCCTCTGGTATCGACACAGAAATTGCAGAGTTTATCTTAAAAAAGATAACAAGTGAATTTCAAATGAGAGGTGTAGCTGGAAATAAGTACCTTAAGAAGGTTAAACCAGATACAAACAAACGTATAATGCTTCCTTCAGATACACTATCTATTGCATTGGTAAGTCACCACGTTAGTGACAATTCAGCCGATGGATACGATGGATATGTAATTGAAGCTGCAGTAAGAGGAGAACCTAATGGATTCTTATATAATGTCACAGAACAAACAGAGTTCTGGGATGCTAATACTGAGTATACATTAGAAATAGTACAAAGGGTTCGATGGGAAGATATGGATACCGCCGTACAACGAGGAATTCTTTCTTCATCTACTAGATGGTATCAAATGGTTACACAGGGAGACTCTGATGCAGATGGCTACCTTGCCCAAAGAGAGATGAGAAATATCTCGCAAGCAAAAGCATCTGATGTACGTCATCGTAGTCGTAATCTATTAGGTGACCTTAAGAAAGGTCGCCAGACATTTAACGACCCATCTAGATTTAGATTTTGGAACTTTAGAGGAAGTTAGGAGTTAACATGGCTAAGAAGCCGAAGAACTTAAAGACTAGGATTCCTATACATACTTTATCAAGTGGTGTAGGGCGACAGGCTCCTAGTAAAAGGTTACCTACAGAAGCACACAATATAGATAATGCTTTTGTTACTCTTGAGAGGTCTATCTCTAAGAGAGCAGGTTCTTCTATCATAGCAGAACTCGATAATACAAGCCAAGATTTAGGAATTACAAACCTAGAAGGAAAAGACCTATGGTTCTTTTGGTTTGATTTATCTGAAGAATCTAGATATCTTATAATAATAGATTACAATGCATCATCAGATTCTCAGCAATTAATGTGGGTATTTTTAGTTACTAAAGTAGGATGGAAAGATGTATCCCCTAATAATCAAGGTATTTCTAATGATTTAAGAGCATACTTAACATATAAACCAGAAGGTGGTGGGGTTAATGCAAGGAAATCATTAAGGGGAATCGCAATAGGGCAAAGTGTTCTATTACTGAACCGAAATGTTAAAGCTGGCTTTAGTTCTGCCGATTCTGGATTAGCAATGAATGATACTTCCTCCGATAACTATGAAGTTGTTACTGGTGGTTCGGGTTATGATAGTTCGTCAGTGTACCTATCAGAAAGTGCCTCTGGGGATGGTTTTATATGTAATTTTAGTGTAGATACTGGGGTTGTTACAGGTATTACTAACATAGTAGAACCAGGTAATGGATATAAGCTAAACGAAGTTCTTACTTTTGAAGAAGAAGGCGGAGGAAGCGGAGCATCTATACGACTTCTGAATACTATAAACCATACCTATAATCTAGATGGCTCAATTAGTACAACTCAAGACATTAAAGGAAGACCTATTAGTTATTATACTTCTGTAGAGCAAGACCCCAGAGTTGAAGCAACAGAGTGGAGTAAATATACAGACTATCTTACAGGAGATTTCGTTGTAGCTACTTTAACAGCACAGGAGGATATAGACGCATACGGACGACGACCTATATATAAAGCAGTTGTTGATGTTACAGGTGCTGAGGCAGCTGCTCATCCCAAAAACGCTGGCTCAGGAGTGTGGGAATACGTTCGCAAGGGAAAGTTTATCTTAGTCGAAGACTGGGTATACCCTGATGTAGAGAGACTAAAAGACGGACAATCAATGACTAACTTTAGTGACATAAAGTTTCCTCCGATTAGTACTGACGTTACTGCAAACAATGGCTTTGTCAGGACAGGTACAGATAGAACCGAGGAAACTCTTAAAACTTTGTATCCTGATAAAGGAGACAGCGCAGGTCGTGGTAAGACGTACTTTGTAAGTGGACCTTACTTATCAACACTTCCAGGATACTATAGAATTATATCTAAAAGTCCTGATGATGGTGGTACAGGTAGACCTTATACACAACGAGTAAGAACACCCGATGCCCATAGTTATATAGACCCTAAGAGAATGCCTGTATTATTATCTTTAGTTGGTACCAATTCTTTTCAGTTAGAGGAAGTAGAATGGGATAGTAGAACATCTGGAACATTGGATACCAATCCTGGACCATCTGTATTTACAGATAAGAAGGGAAAACTAAGACATATCGAAATAAATGCTATGTCTTTCTATAGAGGACGATTATTCTTAAGTGCCGCAGATACATTGTTTTCATCCCGAATAGGGAATATAGATAACCTTTGGTTAAATGACCCAAGTAATATCACAGCGTCTGACCCACTTGATTTGCAAGCATCAACTAACAAATACTCAAGAATAAATGCTATGATTCCATTCTCAGATTACTTATTTATTAACACCGATAGTGATACTCAGTTTGAACTAATGGGTTCAGAAAATCAAATTACTCCCTTTACTGCAGAACTAGCACCTACAGCATTTTACTCTACAGCACCGTTAGTAGAGCCTGTATTAATGGGCTCTCAGATTTACTTCTTCGCACCAAGAAGGATGTATCTTTATTTTTCTGCGGGTACCGCTAATCTAAATACAGCTGTTGAAGTAAGTGCACACTGTCCTGATTATCTACCATTAGATTATTCAGCCGTGGGGGTTGCCGCTTCCAGAGATACAATTATGTTTGTAGACTCTGATAATAAGAACCATATTTATTTCTATACTAATAGATTCTCGGGAGACCGAGTAATACAAAACGCATTCTCAAGATGGATACTTAATGATACATCTGAGGTTTTATCTTTAACATTCTTTGATGATTCTTTATATACTGTACTGTTAGATGAAAACGAATCTGGAATTAAATCATTATTTCTAGAGAAGACATCAATGACTGATGAAGATTATACCGAACCTAGGATAGACCATAAATATCTATTAACAATAAATTCAAGTAACGCCTCTTACTCTCCTACAACAGACTCTACTTCATTTACTTTACCTTATTTAGATAGTGACATAGATGAAGTTATTTTACAGAGTGGGTGGGGTGAGGAAGACTACTTACGAAAAACTATTAACTCCGTGACGGAAGAAATAAGCACAACAGTAGTTACTATATCTGGTAACTATACTACGGAAACAAATACGATTTATTTCGGGCGTAGTTTTAATATGAACATAGAATTGTCTCCTCTTTATTATAGAGATGATGATAACAATGTAGTCAATGGCGTATTAAACTTAAGAACTATGTCAACACGACATTTTAATTCAGGTAATTATAATGTATCAATAAATAGACGCAGCAGAAGTCCCTTATCTAATACCTTTAATCCTAATCAAATCGGAGCCACAGGATTAACTCTAGGTAGTTCTCAGTTATATGAAGAACATGGGGAATTTACAAGTAAAGTATATGGCTATGCATCCGAAGTACAAATTTTTATAACAAGTAATTTTCCCACACCATGTAATATAACAAATATAGAGTTACGGGGAACCTTCAAACCAGTTTATAGTTCAGTTCTAGATTAAGGAGAACTAATAGTGTCGAACATTAATACCAATGATGATTATGGTTCATTTGTAAAATACTCAGGAACGCAGGGGCAGTACACCTACTCGTACAGTAGTCTAATCCTCAACGAATCCGTGAGTGACCAAGACCAAATCATTGTGATTCGGCAATTTACACCCACGGATGCTTTTGAAGCAGCGGCTACCCCTGATGGTTTAGGTGGTACTAAGATTACTGGTTCTGAAACATGGGATTCTTGGACTTTACCAAATACCTCTTCTTCGGGCAGCAGTATGTATACAATTGATACTATAGCCAAAACAATTACAATGTCTGGTGATGCAGGGGATTACGCTTGGGACAGGTCAGGAACCACGATTAACCTACCAGCGTTTAATACTGTAAATGATACTATAATTATATCTAGAAAAACATATGGTGTTAATCCTTTTGTTGAATGGACATCAGGCTCAAGACTTACATCGTCTCAGCTTAATCACGAGACAAAGCAACTGTTATATCTAACTCAAGAAATACACGATAAGATTTTCCAGACAACAGACCTAGACCCATACTATGGGGCAGCTAGTGGTATCTGTCCTTTGAATTCTTCGGGTACTATAGATAGTGGGTATATTGACGGCGATACTATAAACTTTAGTTTACTTAATATTGTAGCTGGGGATGGTTTAGCATCTGATGGTGCCCTAGGAGACACACTTAATCTCCTCGTATCTTTACAGGAGGATACAGCTCTTAGTTTTTTAGAGGGTGCTCTTACAATTTCACTAGATGCAAATAATTTAGAGTTTACCTCTAATGTATTAGGGGTTAAACTTAAGCCTTCTGGAACAATCCTAGAAGACTCAACAGGTATCTATGTAGATATAACCGACAGCGTAACCACTACCAGTAGTATAAAAGCTCTTAGTGCAACTGGAGGTAAAGCTATTAAAGATGCATTAGTATTACTAGGAACTGGTATACAGTATCTAGGTTCTTTCGATACTGATAGTCCTCCTACACCTCCTGGAACATTAGAAGCAGGGATGACTTATGATATTGTCACAACTACTGGTAATACTGCCTCTCCATTCTTGGATGGTGGTACGAGTGGCTCTCCTATTGCAGTAGAACCAGGAGACTTCCTTAGATATAAAACCGAAGGAGGAACAGGATGGTACAAAGCGCAGCAACCTACTACTGTTGACCTAAGTGAATTCTTTAAACACGACGGGTCAGTAAAAGCTAGTGATGATTGGGTTATGGATGATAATAAGATTACAGAATTAAAAACACCTACTGCGTCTACTGATGCTGCCACTATGGGATATGTAGACGATGTAATACTTAGTGACCTCGCAGATGTAGCCGATATGACTACCCAAGGTACAATGCTCTTTAGAGATTCAACGTCGACTTCATGGGAACCTATACTACTAAATACTGCTACACCTACGGGTACAATTCTTACTACTGCTGATGCCCTAGAGGACTTTTCGAATATAGACATAACAGGCATAGAAGATAATGACTTACTTCGGTATAATACTTCCACAGGTAAGTGGGTAAACACAGGTGCATACTCTTCCCCTCAGACATTCTATAGCTCAGGTGAAGGAGTAAACGCATTCGGTACCGAAACTACAGGAAGTAGTTATGAAGACCAAGGAACTCCTGCATATGGATATGGGGACGGCATAGCTGCCGCATTCGAATTAGGAGACGTTCCTGATACATCCAACTCCTCAAGCTTTGTAGTAAGTATAGATGGAGTAATACAAAAGGCATCGGACTATAGTATATCTGGTTCTACTTTAACTTTTAGTGTAGATGCGATACCTCCCTATGGTTCAGAGATTTACGTAGTAGTCTTTGGTATAACACCTACAGTTACTGGAGCAATTAATGCAACGGATGGTGATTTTAGTGGTTATTTGAATGTTACTGGAAATACAACACTAACAACAGCAACAGTTTCTGGAGTAGCCACACTAGGAGCTATAGAAGGTCCTTTAAAATACGGTGCAGATACATATCCAGGCTATTATATACGACAGATAGTCGATGCAGACCTTTCTGGATTACCATCTGGTCAATATAACTTACATAGAAATGTGTCATCTGGGCATTGGTACGGTTGTGGTCTTAAGATACCAGATTTTCAATGTAAGGATGAAAATTCATATATTCAATGCAACATTAGACTGCACTCTTATCTGTATGGTAACAACCACACTTCTTATGATTCTGTCTATCGATATGGGTATTTGTGTTGTGCCTATGATGGTGCCAGTGACACGCAGTGGGCAAACGTTCCAACTGACAATGGCACTTGGTTCACATATGATATTTTAGGACATCAAATATATACGAATACAACAGGGGCTCGCCCATTTTATGGTCCTTTTTCTGTATCAAACATGCGAAAATGCCCAGATGCCGATGCTCATGATTATTGGGTAGCCACACATGCACCATCATATGTATGGCATTACTTTAACGGAAACGACTCACTTCGAAATTGCTTCCAACTTATTGAATACGCTAAACATTCTTAAGGAGAACACATGCCTATTACAAAAACAAACCTGAGAATGTTAGACTCAGGATTTATTACGCCACTAGACTTTGGAGCCACGGGCGATGGCGTAGCAGACGATACATTCGAGCTACAGAAGGCTTTAGATTCTTCTTACAATGTCATAGACCTTGCAGGTAAAACCTATAAGGTAACTACTCCTCAGTTAACTCTAACACGAAGCGATGTAATCTTACGAAATGGTAAGATTGTCTATGCTGGAACTGAGCAAAATCTACATAGTATTCTATATATCTACGGAACTACAGGCTCTGCCGTTACTCATGATATTGAAGCCGATACTAAAATTGGAAGTAATATAATAACTGTAGGTACTAGTTCCATTGTTAATTACTCAGTCGGTGATTGGGTAAGAATTGTAGGTACTGCAGATATTACTGATGGCGAAAACATTTTTCATGGAGAATTACATAAGATTATATCTATAAATACTGTTGTAGGTACCTTTAAAACTCTATCAACTATGGTAGGAAATATGAAAATTGCTCATGGTGTTACTGTACAGAAGATGGAAACAGTTATCGAAAATATTACTATTGATAATGTTACTATTACAGGTAATGGAGTTGTAGAAACCACTCTTCCAGATTCCATAACTACAGAATCGGGACTATCAACTGTTGTAATCTCACATACAGGACATGGACTAGAAGATTTAGACCAAATATATATAGCCCAAGCAGCAGACACGGGTGGTATTACCTCAGCCCAGTTATCAGGTAAGTTTACAATAGGAAGCACAACTACAGATACTTATACTATAACTACTGAAGGTACTGCTGGCTCAACAGTGGCAGGTGGGGGCGGTTCAGATACAGTAGTAACATATGGACAGAACCGTGGAATATATGCAGCCCTCTTACATAATCTAAAGGTAATTAATTGTACGATTAATGATTGTGGATATGGTATTGAAGCAGACTTCTTAAATACAGGAAGTATATCTGACAATATAATAAATGGTTATGGATTTCCTAAGTATGGACGAGGTATTGCTGTCTATACTAATTCTTCTAATATTAACATATCTGACAATATAATAAATGGTTATGCTAGAGGTATTCGTATAGGTGGAGCTGAGGGAACAACACATAATATAAATATCTTTAATAATACGCTGGAAAATATAGACTATATAGGTGTATATCAACATTATGCTACTAAAGTTATTGCACTAAAAGATAATGTAATTAGAATGAATTATAGGTTTACAGATGATGTTAATACAAGCTATGGTATGTTAGTTAAAGGATGGACTATTAACATCTTAGATAATACTATAGAGGGCTTTACTAATTATGGAATAAGATATCATCCCTTACATACATATGATTTAGTCTATGGAGATACATCAGGTTACGCAGATGCATCTACATCCTATAATCCGCATCCTCACTTTACTATTAAAGGGAACACCATGCTCGGAAGCCATACAACCAATCCAAAGTATGGTATATGGGTAGAGAATGGAATACTTGGTGATGGGCATATATTTGGAAGCAGGATTTCTGATAATCATATATACGGTTGTCATACAAGTATGGCATTTAATAATGATAGCCGTGCGACAGCATCACTTCCAGGTTTAAAGGATACTGTTATAACAGGAAATATTCTACGAGCAACGCCAGATGCTGAAAGAGATGTTCCTCAGGGTATCTATTGCTTTAACGACGGTTCAATAACAGTGGGTCAACTTAAAAGAACCGTACTATCTAATAATATATTTGATACATTAGCACCATCTGCTGTTCTTGGAAATGCTGACCTCATTAGCTTCTATCATGACTCACCCGAGACTTGGTTCAACCTATCGTTTAGTAGTTTCATGGGGAATATTATTGTTGCTAATCAGGAAATAACAGATGGAATCTCTGCTGTAAAATTTGCTACTACAACTAGTGATGACAGTCAAACTACCGAAAGATGTTGTTTTATAGGTAATGTATTTAAAAACTATAGCTCTGAATCTAACAACAATAATACTAAATATGATTTATTACAAAATAAGAATGCTGGTGATAAGTCATTATTTGTGGGTCAGGCTTACGGTGGGCATGGAGCTGATACAGGAGCATTCTGGGGATTAAATTCGTGGGGTAATACAACTAGTACAACATGGTCTGGAACAACATAATAAGGAATATAACATGAGTAATATAAATAAATTAAATGAACTTCTACTAGGACAATTACAAGAAGACTTAAGAGACCCGAGTAAATGTACTCCAGGTTTATATCAAGTTATCCGAGGAGTTGTTAATGATAATCGAGATAAGCTAGACGAAATTCCTTCTGAGACATTAAATGAATTAGAACAGATGATGAAGGATGCTCCATTTAAGTTTGGTACTTAGTACTCTTAAGCGGGTATTATAATATAGGAGAAAACATCATGACTAGTATACCGCAAGAAATGATAGATGATTTTCGTAATCATATGTGGGCTTGCTTTAAGTATCTAGGTCTTGGTGAACCTACGCCAGCACAGTACGCAATGGCTGATGCCCTTCAGAATGGTCCTACCGATATGCAATTACAAGCTGGTCGTGGATTTGGGAAGTCAGTTATCACAGCATGCCTAGCTTCGTGGTTTCTATTAAGAGACCCTAATGCTACTATCATGGTTGTTTCCGCTACAGGAAATAAAGCTACTGAGTTTATCTCTATGACTAGAAGGATATTAGACCTAGTGCCGTACTGTGAACATCTAAAACCAGGTGACCATACTACAGATAATGCGTTTGCTTTTGATGTAGAATGTCGTACTAAGATTGGTCAGGATAAATCGTGCTTTGCTAGAGGCATCTCTGCTCAGATTACAGGGTCTCACTCAGACTTTGTAATTGGAGATGATATAGAAATCGAGGGTAACTGCGAAACCGCAGCCGCTAGAGATAAACTCTTGAACAAAGTACATGAATTTGAACAAATAAGGAATGTTGGCGGTCGGGTTATTCTATTGGGTACTCCGCAAATCCAAGAGAGTATCTATAACCAACTCAAAGAAGGTTATGGTGTAACTAAGTTTCCAGCTATTATGCCCGACCCTAATATTCCCAGTGAAATTGAGGATGTTAATGAATGGATTCTACAGACTGGACTAGATGTAGGAAAGCCTACACAACCTGAGAGATTTTCTGAAGAAATTCTTATGCAACGACAAGCTAAGATTGGTCCTAGGTTATTCTCACTACACTATAAACTGGATACATCTCTTTCAGATGCACAGAAGTATCCATTAAAACTTAGAGATTTAATTGTGTTCGATATAAATCCTGAGGTTGCTCCAGAGAAAGTTGTCTGGGCTTCTTCTACCCCTAATCGAAGTTTACCATCCTTCGGATTGGCAGGTGATATTATCTACGAGCCAATGTGGGTTTCTCCTAATTATACTCCGTACATACAAACAGTTATGTTTATTGACCCATCGGGGCGTGGCAAGGATGAGACGGCTATATGTATAGCTTCCACATGTAATGGTTATATATTCATACATGAATTACTAGGATTAGAGGGGGGATATAACGATGCTACACTTAATAAAATAGCAAAGCTAGCATTTAGATATAACATTAAACTAATACGGGTAGAATCAAACTTTGGTGATGCCATGTTCTGTCAGCTTCTTAGACCTATCATAGGAGAAACCTGTGGTCAGGTAGCTATAGAAGATTTCAGGGCTACCCGAAACAAAGAACAACGCATCATAGCTGCCCTAGAACCTATCATGACTCAGCATCGCCTGTGCTTCGATACACGGGCGATTAGAGATAAAGAGACCCAGATACAGCTAACCCGCCTACACTCCTCCAGAGGCTCTCTAAAGCATGATGACAGAGTGGACATACTAGGAGCTGCTGTATATTACTGGGAAGATGCTATTGGTATCAATGTTGACCACGCTGTAGCAAAGAATCGTAATAAAGAACGAGAAGATGTTATTAAAAAGTGGTTAAGTAATGACCGTATCTATGGATTACTACCTAATAAAGTATCAGGGGCTTTGAGATTACACGAAACACAAGAGAATACTAAGCGTCCTAAGGGACGGTCTTGGAAATAGGAGATACTATGTTTGATGATTTGGAATACTTGATGGACAAAGCTATGTCTACTGTTCCACCAGGGTCTATAGACCCTAATAAACTTGAGGATGAACTCAAGAGGAGCCGAGCCAGTAACCAAGCCAATCCTCATCTAGTACAACTAGCCCAATCAAACCTCCCACTAGAATCCTTTGTTCGTTTAGCTGCTCAACAACCTAAGGTAGAAAAGCCTACCAAACCTCATACAAATTATGACCAAGAATCTGCCGAAGAATTTGAAGCATCTACAGGTATGTCCCTATACGACCCTGATAGCAATCACTGGGCTTCTAGGATTTTCATGGGTCCTAATAATGGATTGATTCTAAAAAGTGAAACACACAAGACCTTTGGAAGAACTATAAGAGGAGAGAAGAAAGCGGGTACTACGCTATTTAGACGTAAAGACCATGCGGGAAACCAGTCAAAATATAACGGTAGATTATATTCTTTCTTACCTAATGAATCTTATGACCCTAGTGTATATAGTCCAATTCCTGAGGAAGAGATAAACAAATGGTTCTATAGTTCTTATGATATAGGAGACATAGCCCAAAGCATTCTTCCATTCGAAGTAGCTGAATCTAATCCCGAGTCGTGGGGATACGACCCAGATAGTCAGACCTTCTTTCCTTATACAGATGCCGATAAGTGGCTAACTGCTGGTATCGGAGGTAAGATAGATGGTGATAGAGAGGGTGCTGTTAGAGCACAGTTAGCGATTGTTGCTCCAGAGATAGACTATGATGATTTCAAGGCTGGTCAGGTAGGACTAACCAGACCACAAGTTGACCAAATGTTCGTGATGAATGTAAAAGAACACATTAAGACCGCAGAAGGTCTAAAAGTTAAACTTGATGATGGAATTACAGTATATCCTTTTGAGAATCTACATGAATTCCCTAGTTATATGCAAGAAGCCGTAGTCAATGGGGTCTTCTGGTCTATGCTTACGCCAGCTAAAAGCCCAAATACTATGGAACTCATAGCTAAGGGAGACTGGGAAGGAGCATCCAAAGAATTCCTAGATGGTAAAATGCAAAGAGAACAAAAAGCAAAAGATGGAAGTACTTGGAAAAGATTTATATTGATATCTGATGCAATGTCTAGATACGGTAAGGAACTCAAAAGTTCTAAGGATAGTGCTTATGTTATCAAAGAGGGAGATACTCTTTGGGGTATCTCTCAAGAACTTGGTACGACAGTAGAAGCATTACAAAAATTAAATCCTGATATTAATCCTAGGAATATACCTATAGGATATCGCTTAAATGTAGCAAGAACCTTTGAACTAGAAGCAGATACTAAAGAATCTTATCTATCACCTAAAGAAATTAGTAAGACTGATAATGAAACCTTTTGGAAAGACTTGGGTATAGTAGGGGGTTTAGCAAGTGTGGGAGCAGGGGGATTACCTGAAGATGTAGCTTTTGGAATGACCGAAGAACAGTTCGCGATGTGGGAGAAGGCATCAACTCCAGAAACTAAAAGACTGATAGAAGCCTCTATA